TGCAGGCTGTTTCGCTGACGGACTTCGATGGCATTAAACATGTGCTCAACGTCGACCTCGATCCGGCTATCAGCTTGAACTCGGTAATCATCACCAACCAGGATGGCTATCACTGGATGGACACCCAGGTCGATCAGATGGGTCGCTACCTGCTCCAGAATGACATTACTCAACCGGGACGCAAGCTATTTGAGGGCCGCCCGATTGCGGTGGTTTCCAATCGCTACCTGCCAACTACTCCTGGGCAAGCTGGACAGCCTAACCTGGCACCGGTGTTCATCGGCAATGGCAAGCAGTTTGCGGTGCTCTTCACCCGTGGTCTGTATGAACTAGCCTCCACCACCGAGGGCGGCGACGCCTGGCGGCGCGACACCACTGAGCTGCGGACCATCACCCGCGATGACCTGCGGATGTGGGACGCTGCAGCTATGGTATACGGCCAGCTCGAGATTTAAGGGGTGTGGCCAATGGCTAAAGTAAAAGCTTTATATCATTTTCTGGACAGGAAGGCTTGTAGAAATAGGATGCAAGGGCAGGTATTTGATGCCCCTGAAGAAATAGCGGAAGAGCTGGAAAAGGCAGGACTTGTTGAGATTTTGGAACCAAAATCCAAAACAAAAACAAGTCCGGACACAGAACCGGACAAAGAACAGGCCGAAGTTCAAGAAAAACCGAAGAGGCGGAAGAGATGAGGGAGGGGAACAATTCCCCTCCCTTACCCTTAAAGGGGTGGTTGTATGATTGTGACTCTAGAAGAAACAAAGCAATATCTGCGGGTAGATAGCACTGAGGACGATGTAGTAATCACATCTCTTATAGATGCCGCGGAAACATACCTGGAGAACGCAACCGGCAACAAATTTGACGAAACAAACCATCTGGCTAAACTGTTCTGCTGGGTGCTGGTGACGGACTGGTACGAAAACCGGGAGCATACCGGGAAGGCTAGCGACAAGGTCAGGCCGATAGTCGATAGCATGTTGGCCCAGCTTCGGCATTGCTATCAGCCACCGGAGGAGGAAGGAACATGAACCCCGGCGATCTGAGGCACCGCATTGAGATCGGCTACTACGACGATCCCCGGGACGAGTGGGGCGACCCTATCCCTGGAGAAAGACAGTGGAACCTAGTGGCCAAAGCCTGGGCTTCCGTCGAAGGCCTCCGCGGCAATCAATACTTCCAAGCGCAGCAAACAGTGAACCAGTCAGACCATCGCATTATTATCCGGTACCGGAAAGATATAAAGCAGGGTTTAATAATCAAGCACGATGGCCAGGAATTCATCATCCAATCTGTGCTTGACGAAGACGGCAAGCGGCGCTGGCTGACGCTGATTTGCCAGGAGGTGCAACCGGCGTGAAAGTGCGCATGAAAGTTGAAGGCGGTGATAAACTTGCCCGGCGGCTACAGATGTTGGCTGAAGAAACAGCACGAAAGCATATGAGGGAAGCTGCCCTTGAGGGAGCCGAAGTAATACGTGCTGAAGCTGTGGAAAAGGCACCGAGGCGAACCGGCACACTTGCCAAAAACATCTACAAGGAAATAAAGAAGCAGACCAAAAGCCGGGTAAAAATACACGTTGGACCTGGAGAAGATGGTTGGTACGGTCGTTTAGTTGAGGAAGGCCACGCTATTGTGGTTGGTGGTAGGCGTAAAGCAAAAAAGAAGCCTGGCAGGGTTGTTGGCCACGCACCACCTTATCCGTTTTTGCGGCCCGCATTTGATGAAAAAGCTGGTGAGGCGCAGGATAAAATAGTGGAAGAACTGCGAAGGAGGTTGAAGCTATGAGTGTGGAGCCTAGACAAGCATTACTTGCACACCTCCGGGCAGATCCAGCGGTACAGGAAGCGGTAGGAACAAGAGTATATCAGCGGCGGGTGCCAGAAGGCGCAGAGAAGCCGCTGATTGTTATTTATCCGACCATAAGTCGAGTGCCAAACCGTATCTTGTCGGGCGTGGCCTACCACCAGGCAAGGCTGCAGGTGACTTGTATGGCTGACACTCAGCCGGAAGCGGAAAAGGCAGCTAAGGCGGTTATAGAAGCAACTGAAGGGTTTACCGGCCTCATGGCCGGAGCGCTCAATGTTATCCTGGCCACTGTTGATAACGACAGACAAACGGATCAGGACGGGGTGGATGAAATCCACCACCATGTAGACATGATGATTATTTACAAGGAGGAATAAAAATGGGTGAAATTACAGGCATAAAAACAAAGTTTTATCGCGAAGGGGCAACCCAAGGGACTTTTGAAGAGATTGCCCAGGTAGCATCTATTACTCCCCCACAACCAGAAAGGGAGGTTGTTGAAGTTGACGAACTAGATCCGCCCGGTGGGGTGCGGAAAAAGCTAGTAGGGCTGATTGATGCTGGGGAAGTCAGCTTAACATTAAACTTCGACCCAACCAATACCGGGCATCTCGATCTGGAACAAGACTTCCGGGATGGGGTGGCCAAACAGTATCGCATCAAACTGCCAAACGGCTACGGCTGGACATTTAGCGCTCTATGTACTGCATACCAGCCACAAGAAATCAGTGCTGGGGACGTAGTGCAGGCCGAGGTAACTCTGGCCTTAACCGGTGTCTACGAGTTTGGTGAGATCACCACAGGAGGAATGTAAGCCATGGGGCTTTTGACTAGAGATGCGATACTAGAGGCGCAGGATCTGCAGCACGAAGAGGTGTATATCCCCGAGTGGGGCGGCAGCGTCAGGGTGCGCACTCTCACCGGCGCCGAGCGGGACGCTTTTGAGCAGTCAATCGTCGATCAGCGGGGCAAGGACACCCGCATGAACCTGCGGAATATCCGGGCCAAGCTAGTGGCGCTGACTGTTGTTGACGGTGATGGCAAGCGGCTATTTTCCGACGCTGACGCGAAGCTACTCGGGCAAAAGTCCGCCTCCGCGCTAGACAAGATTTTTGAGGTGGCGCAGAGGCTGTCTGGCCTGCGGGATGAGGACGTGGAGGAGCTAGCAAAAAACTCCGACGACGGCCTGAACGCAGGTTCTACTTTAGATTAGCTTTGGCACTTGGCATGACGGTTCGCGAGCTTCTCGAAAGGATTGACTCACGGGAGCTTACGGAGTGGGCCGTCTTTTTCGGCTTGGAGCCCTGGGGCACGGAGGTCGAGGACTGGCGGGCGGCCCTCATCGCGTCAACGATAGCCAACAGCTACCGAGATCCGAAGCGCCGGCGCAAGCCCTATGAGCCCTCTGATTTCATGCCCAGAAGGGCTGCGCAAGCCGAAGTCGAGGAGCAAAGCGTCGAGGAGCAAGCCCAAATCATGGAGGCTTGGGCACGGATACTGGAGGCAACACATGGAGGCGGCTCTAAGTAGGGCCGCCTCTCTATTTGGCGGGGAGGGGAGGTGACGGCGTGGCCACAGTAGGCAATTTGGCAATCGTACTTACAGCGTCCGCAACGGATTTTGAGCGCACTATGGGCAGGGCAGCCAGGGCAGTCAAGTCTACAGAAAGAGAGTTCATGCAGTCCGCTCGGCGTATGCAGGACATTGGCCGTAAATGGATCTTGGGCGTGACCGCGCCTATCGTTGCCGGCATCACTGCTGTCAGCAAGGCTGCCATTGACTGGGAAGATTCCTTCGCCGGGGTGCGTAAATCTGTAGACGGAACTGAAGAGCAGCTTACTCAGCTAGACAAGTCTCTCCGGAAAATGACCGAGACTATCCCATTGGACCATAAAGAGCTTGCAAATATCGCCGAATCAGCAGGCCAGCTCGGAATTCAGACAGACAATATCGCTGAGTTTGTCAAGACCGTGGCTATGCTTGGAAGTACGACCAAAATGAGCGCTGATGACGCTGCAACCGGCCTTGCTCAGATCGACAACATCATGCAGTCCGGGCAACGGTCCTTTGACCGTTACGGCTCGACAGTGCTTGCGCTTGGCAACAACCTTGCAACCACAGAGCAAAAGATTGTTGACTTTACGCTCAAGATCGCCGGTGCTGGGAAAATCGCCGGCTTGACCGAGGCGCAGGTCATGGGCATATCAGGGGCCTTTGGCTCTGTTGGTGTTGAGGCACAGGCAGGCGGGACTGCTGTATCAAAAGCGCTTATGGGTATGACTGAGGCCGTAGCAACAGGAGACCGACGCCTTGCCATGTTTGCGAGGACCGCAGGCATGAGCGCAGCAGAATTTGCTCAAACGTGGCGGACTGATGCAGGCGAAGCGTTTACCCGATTTGTCGAGGGGCTTGGAAGATCCGGCGACAAAGCATTTGGAATCCTCCGCGAGCTTGGGTTGTCCGATCAGAGGCTCATTCGAGGATTCCTGAGCGTGGCCAATGCGGGGGATCTCCTGCGCAAGTCGATGGACATCGGCACCAAGGCCTGGGAAGAGAATGTTGTTCTCGTCCAGAAGGCTCAGGAGAGATACAAGACCGCAGCTTCCAGGCTCAAGATGCTCGGCAGCCGGGCAAAGAACGTCGCGATCTCGTTCGGTGGCGCTCTGGCGCCGA